GAGATACTTAACTCGACTATAGTAACATTGCCACCTGGTATGGATATAAACGATTACTATTTAGCATATGGTGCAGATGCCACCAGAGCATTGCTAGTGGGCGAACTGAAAGGTGAGTAAAGAAGAATGGTCACAGATGGTACAGACTTTGCAGCATATGGGCTTTCAGATCCTAGAGATAAATATGGAAGCAGAGACAATTCTCTTGCGCCCTACACCGACAAGGTAGATGAAGCCTTTGTTGCAGATGTCTGGCGCATTATGGATTCAGCAGGTAACCTACTCATTCGTAAGCACCACGACTACGGCCCAAAGAATATTGCTCACTCACCAGGTGGACCACTTAATGGTCTGCGTGTACGTATGTGGGATAAGATAGCTCGTATCAACAACCTGCTTGACTCAGGCGTTAAGCCTAGCAACGAGTCCTTGCGTGACTCATACCTTGATCTGCTTAACTACTCTGCTATTGCGATGATGGTCTTAGATAATGTCTGGCCTGAAGTAGAGTCAACTGACTGTGACTGAACTACACCCGATTGTCTATGACTTAGCGCCGTCAGTTGCTTATGCAATCCACCGGCGCTACAGCCATTGGGTGGAGAAGGATGATATAACTCAGGAGTGTATAGCTTGGGCTATCACACGTAATGCTTACATCACTGAGCAGATGAGTGTTGAAGATGCTAAGCAGTTAGAGTACAACCAGAAGCGTATTGCCTACCAGATGAAGCGAGCAGCAGAGCGTTATGTTCGCAAGGAGAAGGCTAACAAGTCCGGCTATCAACTGATGGACGAGGCTTACTATGAAACTCTTATGCTTGGTCAACTACTGCCCTTCGTTATTGCCTCCGTCATAGACGGAACAGTATTAGAGCAGGCCCAAGAGATGATTAGAGACGGACAACCACGCGGCTCATCATCACCGGCAGAAGGTGGCAACCTACTGGCTAGCCTGATAGATATTAAGAAAGCCTTTCTTGAATTAGATCAGAAGGATCAGATCGTATTGCGTATGCGCCATCACGATAACGCCACACTGCAACAGATAGCAGCGTTCCTAGAGTGTGCTGTATCTACTGCTGATCGCAGATGCACCAACTCCCTTCGCAGATTGCAGACTAAACTAGGCGGAGAGACACCGTACCGATGAAAGAAGCAGAGTTATTTGAGTATCTAAAGCAGAGTCTTTACCCAGATCTAGTCAAGAGTCCGGGTGTCTTTGATACCTATGACTGCACCAGCGATAAAGCTGGTCACTATATAGAACTCAAGTGTCGTGCTACGCACTATCCCACCCTGCTGATCGAGCAGATCAAGTACCGCAACCTGATTACTCAGGCATCAGAGCGAGATCTTATCCCGTACTACATCAACTCCACTCCGGTTGGTATCTACTCCTTTGACCTTATGGATTTGCCAGAACCAAAATGGTATACAGAAGTGATGCCAGTGTCTACGGAGTTTGAGAACAAGAGCAAGATCTATAAGTTGGTAGGTTACTTAGATATAAATGAGGGAGTGAAGTTATGATCTATTCTTTTAAGTGCGAGTGCGGTAGCACTAGGGATATTGAACAGTCTATCCACGCTGAGATCGTTGAGCCTATCTGTACTGACTGCCACCAGTCTATGTCTCGTAGCTGGTCCTCTCCCGCTATCACCTTCAAGGGTCCAGGGTTTTATAGTAACGGTGGATAAAAAAGTAGCCCCACCGAAAAGAGGTTAACGGTGAGGCTACTAGTAAGCGGTTAGACGGAAGGATATTTAACCGCAAGGATTAAACTGTATCACAGATATTACCGATTAACCACTCAACAACAGGCACAGCAACAGCGTTGCCCATTTGTTTGTAACGCTGAGTATCTGACTGTCCTTCTGTCCAACCATCAGGGAAACCTTGCAACCGTTCGCACTCGACTGGGGTTAGTCGGCGTACCAAAGTTCCGGTTACCGAAGGTGGTTGCTGGCTAGCTTTAAGAGTTGGAGACATATCCTCAAAGGTTGTGGCATTAGATCCGAACTGCGTATCAAACGAGATAGTTTGAGCTACTAATGGCATATTGTTTCCACCTGTTCCCATACGCGCTTGTAAAGTATTTACTTTATTATCTTGGATTCTAATATCGGCAACTCTGTTACCATAAAAGACTATTGGTTCTTCTTTATACATAATTAAATCTCTTGCCCTTCTGCTAGTCATAGCCGGTGCTACCGATTCAGTTGGAAAATCCCATAGTTCAAAGCAACCTACTAGAATAGTAGTTCGTATGTCACCATTATCAAACGCGTTCATAGTAGGCATTACCCCCCCCTCAATCCACGTTTCGTAATCGTCCTCATTCTGAGCGCGACGTGATTTGGTGTACCAAAGCATTAGCCAACGCTTCCGGTAATTTCTTGCCCCGCTTGCTTGCTCTGCGAAGGATTCCTTCGCACGCCCTCTGGCTTAAATAATACTTCGGCAGGGCTGAGGTCTCCAGAACGTCTGCCAACGATGAAGACACGGCGCCGTCGCTGGGGAACTCCGAAGTGTTGAGCATCAAGCACTCGCCAGCTAACAGAATACCCGAGGTCGGCCATCGTTCCGACAACGACTCCAAAATCTCGTCCTTTGTTACTTGATAATAGACCAGGGACGTTTTCGATGAGGAAGTATTCGCTTTGCGTTTCGTCCACAATTCTTGCGATCTCCCAGAATAACCCGCTGCGTTCGCCAGCAAGTCCAGCCCTCTTTCCAGCCACGCTGAGGTCTTGGCAGGGAAATCCTCCTGCGATAATTCCTTTGCTTGGATTGAATCCGACATTTAATAGTTCCTCTCCTGTTACTGTAGTTACATCATCAAATAGTTTGCTATTAGGAAAGCGATTAGCCAATACCTTCTGGCAATGCTTATCTATTTCAACGGAAGCCACAACATTAACGCCGTTGCGTTCCATAGCTAGGTCAAATCCACCAACACCTGCGAATAGTGATACTCCGGTAATCATTTAGTACCAGTTTCTACGGTCGTGGAAACTAAGCGCGTTACACGGGGTGCTATATCGGTGCTCAATGTACTTGAGGCCTGTGATAATTTGCTCTCTAGGGTCTTGCTTTCTTTCTCTAAGTAGCTGAGCAATTCCGAAAGCACTAGATCTGGGATTGTTCGCCTTGTGGTCAAACCGGCTCTCACGAATCCAAAGGGTGACAAGACAGGCTTGCTGCTCTCTCCCCCACCCGTGTATGAGGTAAGCGTAACGCTTCGATACACGTATGTTTTCACGCTTCTCCTCCATCGTTGCTTGCGTTAGCACTGGCTCTGGCTTCTCTGGTGTCGGTAGTATCCCGACTCGGTGCGCTGGCACTAGTAACCATACGAGTAGCGCCAGTAATATCAATCCAACTCTTGCCCTCTTGCTCATCTATTGATCTCTCAATCTCGAATAGCTGCTTGTAGGTTTCAGGGTAAAGCTGGGTTAGTTTCGTCATAGCCCTCGCCCTCGCCCTCTGGTAGTTCCGGAACCAGACCGCACGATTTACCGCGCTCTGTACGCGTCGCTCAACGGTCATTAAACTTATCCTCTCCCACAATAAGCAGGTAGGCAATAACTAATACAACTATGATCCCTATTAAGTAACTCACTATCTCCCTCTATTCTCTACTGAAAGCGATAGCAGATACTACCGCACTTGTTATGTCTATTGGTTGCCCTACTAGGTGAGCGTCTTCGGCGTCACTATCCCAAGCAGATACCAGTATCCGACAATTTACTGGACTATTGCGGAACTGTATGAGTGCCTCATAGCCCGACTCTCCGCCCCATAGGGGCGTGCCGGTGCTATCTACTACTTCATATAGGTTGATTAAACCTGTATTAGTTGGGTGAAAGCTCACGCGCTCACCTCTTTACATATATCGCATAGCTTCTCAGCGCAGCAGATTGACTCGACCGAGCAACGCTCGCACCAATCCTTATCTAAATCACACTTAATCATTACCTTAGCTCCTCTGCGCAGTCGGGATATGGGTATTCGTGTGGCTCTAAATCCTCACACATACAGAAATTAAACCGTTCTACCTGCGTGACGTGGGTTAGTTCTGCTAACTCACTCCAACTAATTGACTCACTCACTTTCCTTCTCCTCTCTCTCGATTATTATTCCGACTTCGCCTAACGCCTTGACCATACGCATTAGATTCTCAGCTGCCTTCTCGCCCTCTCCCGCATTGATCTGGGTGATAGCTAGGTTACGGCACATATTGGCCTTCTGCAGTAGGTATTCTTTAGTTGGCTCGCTCATAATTTAGACCTCTCTCATCTTCTTCACACTCGTCACAAGCGCAACGGATTACTACCCAATCGCCCCCGTCATAATCTGCCCCAATAGCAGTTGCCTCTTCTGGTGTTAGCCAAAAGAATATCTGGTCATCGTTAGGTTGATCTATACCATTCTCGCCTTCTTTTAATATCCCAAAATCCCTAATCTCTTCACTACCATTATCTTTGAATTGAATTAAAAGTCTCATTAGTCATCCCAACTGTGAGTATTACGCTTTGATAATAACGGAGAGCCATTCTTAGGTGACCCGCCAACTAATAGCTTTCACCCAAAGTATAATCTAATCAACCTTTACGAGATCGTAGGGGAGTCGGGCGAGGTGGAGTGGGCGGGCGAGTCTGCCCACGAAGCCATTAAGTTACTACGCAGTAGCGCAGGTAAGCGGTTACTGGTATCAGGTTGGGATAGTGATGAGGAAGACGCCCGATTGATCGGGCAACCGTTAGACGTAACGCAAGTCGCGTTAGCAGCAATAGTATGGGAGAGATAATGAACAAAGAGTTACTGATAGAGGCGTTAGAAATTGCTAAGAATAACTTTGATTATGACGGTGAGTACGATAAATCAGCTCAGGTACTTGTGTACCTACAAGAGTTAGAGGGCAACTAATGAGCTATTTAATAGGGATCATAGTGGTATTAGTGGTAGCCTACCTGCTTATAGTGGGAGAGGATAAGTTAAATGGGCGTTGAGCGACGCATTGAAAGCGCACTAAGGCAAGCGGTTCATTACCGCAACTATCGTAGAGCAAGAGAGAGGGCGTTAGCCAAGCTCTCTCATTTATACCCCGACACATACAAGCAACTGCTTGGGATTGAGAAGGCAATAGATGAGCAAGAGGGCAAGAGTTGGATTGATATTACTGGCGCTACTCGCGTGGCTATTAGTACCAGCACACCGAGTAGGGATACTACCAACACCAGAGAAACCGTTGATAGTAGCCAAGCACGCAACGATGGAGGAGAAGCGTGAAAACATACGTATATCAAAGCGTTACGCTTACCTCATACACGGGTGGGGGAGAGAGCAGCAAGCCTGTCTTGTCATCCTTTGGACCCGTGAAAGCCGGTATGACCACAAAGCGAACAATCCCAGATCTAGTGCTTTCGGAATTGCTCAGCTACTTAGAGAAAGAAAGCAAGATCCTGGAGAGCAAATTATCAGTGGCCTCAAATATATTGCTCACCGATATTCAACCCCGTGTAACGCGCTTAGTTTCCACGACCGTAAGAACTGGTATTGATACTGTGCTAGAATAATAACTGTTGAACGCTCTCTCGTTCGCAACGACAAGGCCCTACCTAAGACGCGAGGTGGGGCTTTGTCATTTCTTATTGTCGGTGCTGTAAAAGCCAGGTGAATTAAAGGTAATAACTGGAGATGACCAGACACGGTTCATAGTTGTATGGCAGTTAAAGCACATAGGATCACTAGCTTCAGCGTGAATAGAACGCTCAACAGTTAGTTCGCTATTACACTTCTCGCACTTGTAATCGTAGTTCACGCAAGTTCCTTTTCAATCGCCTGAATAGTAGGGCAGGGGTATTCAATACCCATACGGCAGCAATGTTCGCAGTAAGGACTATCTTCAAAAGGCTTATGTAATTCCACCACATCGGAAAGAATGAACCAGCAATTGCGATCCATTCTTAGTCCTGCTGCTTCAGCGTAATGTTTCAACAATGCCAGCAATTCATCGTGTGTCATAGCTCTATCGCTTCCTTATCTTTTCAATAGCAACAAAGATAAGCAAACCAATAATTGATAAGCTCTGTAATA